TTTTCGCTCATTGATTTTTTTAACCTATTGATATGTAATAAATTTTTGTTTCTATTACCTTCAATTGATTTAAATAAAGAATAATCTTTTGTTTCGTGTACTTGTTTCATTTTTTTTAGTTTTAGTTTATTTTGAAATTGTGGTTTTAACGCTTGTTGTTGATGTTTTAGCGGGTGGGTGCAAAGTTATTAACTCGTCGGCAAATAACACTTCCATAGGGTGTTTTAAAGCCTTTAAAAACGTCTGGCGTTCTTTAATCTTAAAATCAATTATTGCCTTTTGTTCTTCAAGTTCTTTTAATTCTAAATCATTGGTTAACGAGTAGTCGTATTTTGTGCCAACTTCAGCGACTTCGAGTTTTGTTCCAGATTCGGTAACGTGCGTTTTTCCGTACTTTGAAACCTCGTTTAAAATGTAATCTTTGTAATTATCGTTGTCTTTTATTTCTTTGATTAGCAAATCCATTTTAGCCAAGTTTTCGGCGAGTTTAATAATGTTACCTGTTAGGCATACATTATCAACTACTTTGTTTGCTAAATACTGAATATTTGCTTTACTGATTTGTTCGTTTATTTCTGGTAACATAGCTTTCTCTTTTATAAAGTTTAAAAATTTCTAATTGAATTTCAGGATATACACGTTTTAAAATTTTGGTTTCATCTTCGGTATAACAAATTGCGTCGCGATCATATTTTGAATTTCTGAGCCTGAATGGTTTGTTAAACAGGTTTAAAATATTAATATATTCGCCGTTTATTTTTGCGTAATATTTCAAGGTTTTACTTCTTTATTTATGCTTAAAAATATTGTTTCGATTTCTTTGTTCAACTTATATTTTTATTTAATTTTTGCAACTAATCCACCGCCCTGAACGTATGCAATAGCTTTTTCAAATTCTGCAGTTCCTTTGTTTAACCACTTTTTGCCATCGTCTTTAACAGGCGTTTCTACTTTTCCGCTGGCTTTGTTGCCGTCGTCGTCGCTCATTATGTCGTCGATTTGTAGATTTAAAATGCTACTAATACAATAACGCCTTGCGTAAGTAATGCAACTGCCTTTATCCTGTGGCGTATCTTTAACAGGCTTCATTGTATAGGTTGCCTCAATCCATTGACCAGACGTGTGCATTAATAAGCAATAAAGCGAGTTTTCATCTATTGGAAACATTGTGAGCGCCAATCCGCTTTCAGCTAATGGCTCAGTAATTGCCTCGATAATTTTAGGTAACGATGCGTAGGTTGATTTAAAGAAAGGGTTTTTTGCGTCTTTTTTTATTCCTTCGCATTTCACGTGGAATAAGATTAAGCCTTTGGCTAATTCGTTGATTTCGTTTGATTTCATTTTGTTTAGTTTTTAGTATCTTATAAATTTAATTGTTGGATTTTCTTTAATAATCTTCGAGATGCGTTGTTCTTTTAGTATTAATTCTATTATAAAACTCCATTTTTCTTTTGTTTTCTTTATTCGCTTTTCGCGTTTGTTCGGTAAAAAAGATTGTGCCATAAAATAAAATTATTAAAAGTGTGATTAATACAAATAATACTACCATATAAATTGACTTAAAATTGATTGTAAATTAGATTCCATTCTATTTAAAGATTTTTCAAAGTCAATACAAGTAGTGCTTATAAATTCGTATAAATCTTCCTTCTTATATTCGTACTCCATTTCATCCCAATAATTTTGAAAAGTCAAAATATAAGCGCGTGTCAATAGTTGCCCTGTGCTCATATCGTTTGCCTCAAAATATAACTTTTCGTGGCGGTCCAGATACTCTTTGAATTTATCAACAGGAACTACAATCGAGTTTTCTACAAAGTTGTTTTTTTCAATTTGAACGATAATGTTTTCATCCTTTAAAACGAAATCAATGATTTCAAATAGTGGCTTTTTTTTCATTTTGTTTTAGTTTAGTTAGTGAATAATTTTGTAACATTTTTGATAAGGTTAATTTACCACCGAGCGAATTAATTTGATTTTCGGATAGGTAAATAATTAACGCTTTCTTTTTGTCTTGTTCTGGGATTGGCTTTCGCCCTCTTTTTTGTAGCATAGTTTTTATAATTGGTTAAAAATTGAATCGCCGAGTAAAGCGAGAATAATAATAATTGTAACTGTGATTGCGTCTTTTGTAGATTGTTTCATTTTGTTTAGTTTTTAGTTTTAAAAATTGTGCGTTGCAGTCGCACCCCTGACTCTGTACGAATACTGTGAGATTTTTTAGTTTGCAATTACGCATGTTTTTTTAATATCGTCCCAAATCATTTTAATTCCATTACCGTCGCCTGACAATGTAGTAAATACTATATCGCCGTGTTTGTGTATTGGTTGAGCAAGTTCCTGCTCGCTCCAATACGCTTTTTGTTGAACATAAGCGTTTAAAGATGTTAATTTTTTTTTGTAAATCATATCAGTATTTTTTTCGATTGTTTTTGCTGTATTACCTTTTATTTCGATAATTACATTTACGCCAAAAGCATTTGAAAATGTTACTTCTTGTCCGATTTGAAAGTTTGAATTTGTCATTTTGTTTAGTTTTAAATTTTAGTTTGATTGTTAATTATGATGCAATCTACAAAGTAGTTTTCATTCTACCAAATAAAAATAAGATATTTTTTTATTTTTTTTATGTTGTTTTGAGAAAACTCAATGCAGTATTGAATTACAGGCCAAAAATAAATTTAAAAAAAAATCCCCGATGTAGAAACATCAGGGTTAAAACCTTTTAAAAGCCATAACGTAGAAACGTTTAGCCGGTATATTCACTAAACAAACAAAAACTAAATCTTAAAATATAATTCCGCTTCAGCTATTCGCCTTCGGGTTAATCCTTTTAACTCTATTAATTGCCCACTAACTCGCGCTTTGTTCCATTTCATAAACTCATCTTTTATACTTGCGTCATTTGGGTTTAATAATATCTTTTTTTTGAGCGTTGATTTCGCAAACGCTCCTATTCCTAAATTATAAATAAAAGATAACAAAGCGTCGATTTGATTTTGATTTATTTTTAATCCGTGCAAAGAAAAGGCTTTATTTTTTAATTCCCACATCAATAACTCATTAGCCTGGTGTTCGTTAATTGTTTCGCCTAACTTAACCTTTATTCCTGTTGAATACATCGTTGAGCCGTAGCCTATTGTAGGCACTCCAGCGGGGCATAAATACGCCTTTGGTTTATAACCCTCAAATAGTTTAATTAAGTTTATGCAATTTTGTGTTACTATCATTTTTTAAGTTGTAATATGTTACCAATAATTGCGCATAAAAAGGCTATTATAAGCCACGTTATCCATCTGTTTTTCGCCGTTACTTTATTGTGCAATTTATTATTTAATGCAGTTGATTCAATTAGTTTTTTATTAACATCAATTAATTCCAATTCGCACGATCTTATTTCCGCACTATCTTTAATCGTTTTAATTATTGTGTTTGTTTTATTTACATATTTTAAAACCGCACTACCTTTTACATATTTAGTAATTAGTATCGTATCTTTTGCCTCATAACCCGGGCACTCAATAGTAATGTAATTGGTATCAAAACTTGTAATTGTATCAACTTTTGATATTACACAGGGGAATGTATCGCGACAAAATTTCGCTAATAATTCTGGATGCTTTGCGTTTAATTTGTCAAGTTTTTTGCTCGGATTACACGACAAGGTCGTTATCATCGTCAGGGCTAATATCAAATATCTCATTATAAATTGTGTTTATTGATTCGCTTATAATAGCTATCGCTTGAAATTGTATCGTTTTAATCGTTTGTCGTTCTTCTTCATCCATTAAACCCATATCGAGTAAATCAACAGCGCCCAAAGCATTAAAAGCAGACGCTATAAATTCGCTACTTTTATCTTCGTATTCAATTTCAATTTCATTATCCAAAATTTCTTTTAACATAATTTGCCTTTTATAATTGAATAATTTTTAACCGTATAATCGCCGTCGCTGGCGATTTGTATGTGAGCGAATCCGTGCATCGTATTCCCAACGAGTGGCGAATAATCTGCTCTTAATTCACAAAGGCAACCTGTACTCCAACAACTTATTATTTTGCCGTCTAAATCTGTTTCGGGATGGTGGCTTGGTCTATGTAGGTGGCCCACAATTAAAGATTGCTTTGCCCTTAAAAATGCGCCACGCGAAGGATTTACAGGCGTGAAAGCCCCTTTAAAAATATGATGTCCGTGTGTTATTGATAATTTACCCGCCTTAACTAAAACTTTATCGTCTAAAATTTTAACGCCTACGGAATTAAGTTGTAATCTTTCCTCTAAAAAAAAGTAATCGTCGTTCCATATCTCGCGCACTTTTGAATATAAAAACTTTTCCCAACGAATACAATGATTTCCTTTTAACCAATAAATAGAAGCCTTTGGAAATGCTTTACGAAGTTTTACTAAAAACTCCCTTGTCGCGTCAAATTCCTGTTTTACACTCCTTTTCTTCGCATCGTGCTCAAATTTCGAAATTTGGTGGTTGTCGATTAGGTCACCATTTATAAATATAGTATTT